TGGCGCATTTCCTTCGCCCACCCAAGCATGGTCAATGATTCGTTCAATGAATGCACCTCGTGTTTCATTTGCGTTTAACCAATATGATTTATCATCAGGTTCGCAATCACAAACAAGTCCTAGCCCAGCTTCAGTTGCCATAATGTCAATTACTTTGTCGCTTTCAACTTTTTCATAAACCGACGGCAGACCTAGCGGTCCTTTTGTTGGATAGAATGAAACTTCATTGATGAGTGGTTGTGCGGCATAGATACCTAAGACAACATATGTAAATGTATTGTTTTCATTATCAGGTACACACGATACTGTTTGGATAACAAAGCTGCACATCAAAAATGGGTCAAGATCATCATCTTCTTCATCGCCTTCTTTTGTTGCAGGCGATGGCAACATTTCAATGTTAATCATATCGCCAATACACAATGCATGTTTTCTAAAGAATTTATCTTTATCTTGAATATGCATTTCAAGTGTAGGCAACATTGTGAATATATTTTCCTTAACACTGAAACGGTCAATGCTTTCAGTTGGAATAGTTAAACCTTTTATTGGTTCAAGAGGGTCGCCAATCCAAACTTGCAAGTTTACATAAGAACCACCAGTAGGGCCGCTACCAATGATGGTTTCATTTTTTGCTTCTTTACTTGCACCCATTAGCTTCTACCATTATTAACTGTGATGGAAATACCACGGTTACCTGTCACCCACGCATTGATATTGAAATGCGTCATTATCTCATAAGCATCTTCTAGATTTTTAGGTGCAGCGAAACCCCAGTAAACATTATCGTTCAATGCTAAAATATAATTGGCCTTCTGAAATTGACAGTAGGTTAAAAGATGACTAGCCGCTATTACAAGCTTTAAATTGTGTTTGCTGTTGAACAACTCGACCATCTTGTTAGCGAGACCCTCGCTATGGTTAGAACGATTTTGTAGCATTTTCATAACATGCTTTGCTTTTTGCGGGTTCTTGACAATCTTATCCTGTAAATCATCAATTACCGCTAAAGTAAGATCCTGAGAACGTTTTTTATTGCCGTCCATTTCATCTTCAGTTCTTGCAGGTCCGTTTGTGCCAAATGCACTATAGATGGAAGTCATGATCTTTGAACTGAACTGTTCATATTGAGAACCATCGCCTCCAAGATTGGAATGTGTGCCCTTGACTTCAATACGGTTGCCATCGTTGTCAATTAAGTCGCCAGATTCAGATGCAAAGTTAATGTTGCTGAACGAAGCAACAAACAAGAACTCGCCTTTACCAATTTCAGGACGCTTTCCTGAACGAATTGCCAAAGCGTCATCTAGATACTTATCAGACACCATTTGGTCAATCTTAGCGTGTTTAAGAAACGCCTTCCACGAATAAGGACCGAAGTCTTGGAAGGTAAATGTATTCTTCTTGAGCTGATTAAAGAAGTCAGCAGGATCTGCCTTAAGATCTTTTACGAGGATAGCGCCGTGGCGTTCATCCATGTCGCTAAGCTTGCCTTTTTTCTTATCAGTCCAAAACTCACTAAGGTATCCCTTAATGTCACTTATGTTGGCATCGTTCTTAATACGGGCGAGCTGATCATTGCTGACATCGCCTAACTTCTGAACTTCGCCACTTGAATTTTTCGTAAAAATCTCTGCCATATATGATATTTATACGGCAGAGATTGAGATTGGAATTTAATTTTTGCTTATGCTAGGAAGCGGTTATTGTATGCATAGTTAAAGTTCATTACGCCATATTCACCGTTATAACCATTGTCCTTATAAACAATTCTTTGAACCTGAGCAGGTTTAATACCTTTAACAGTATTAAGCGTCTGGTAGTTACCGTTTGCCATCTTACGAAGGCGAACGCCCTTGAAGTAAAGGTTTTCAACTGGGTCACCATTCAAACAATAGAATGTATATGTTTCAGAGTTCTTACCAAGGTTACCTGTGTTAGAAATACTACGACCAAATTCCTGTTTAATTGCTGCAAGAATGTCAGCAATATAGAACTTAGTTCTAATACCTGTGATATGAAGTTCAAGGTTTTCGTAACCAGGTGTACCCTTCAATCCCTTAAGACCCTTCATACCAGCGCCGAAACCCTTAACACCAAGTGTTTGACCCTTAAAGGCTACATATGATTGGTTAATGATACGGCCAACACCCTTCATTCCCTTGAAACCCTTCATGCCCTTAGTACCTTTACGGCCCTTCAGACCCTTAAGACCCTTGTCACCTTTAACGCCTTTACGACCCTTCCATGAATAGTAAATGATAGGTCCAAGTCTTAGCAAGAATGTTGTATTCTTACGATGGAAGTCGTAGATAGCTTGGTTAAGTGCAGCAGTCTTTAGCATTGATGCGTTAGTCTTAATGTAAGAATCGTTCAATAGGTAGTCAAGTTCACGAATACGAAGTTTCCATTCTTCATTATGAGCGGTACGCTTTGTGAAGTAAATTGCGTCAGGAGCATAACAACCATTCTGGAGGTTAGCAAAGCGTTCCTGTAGATCATTGTACTTAGCCCATCCACGCACAGCAAAGAAGTCAGATGCTAAGTTATGCTTTACATGCGGGTCAGGAATTTCATCATAGTTGTTGTTATGAACCATTAGCATGCCATGATTTTCAACTGAAAATACATTTAGCTTCTTTATGTATTGACCAACATTCAAGTTACAGTTATCTTCTGGGTGAATGTTAATGTAGTCACGATACATATCAAAGTTATCTTGGTCAAGCATCAAGTTCTTGTAGAAGTAGCCATCGCCAACAGCAACAACTTTACCATCTTCATACGCAATGGTTGGCTGGAACTCAACTTCGCCATCACCACCACATGTTGTGCAATACCAGTGTTTTACGCCGTTGCATTCTTCACAAAGTAATCTACCACCAACACAGTTAGGGCATTTAATTGAGCCCAAATTGATATTGACGATTTCAGTTGTTGTGCCATTACATGTAGGACATGCAACGTTTGGATTTAAACCTGTGCCGTTACAGTGGCTGCACTTTTCATCACCAACTTTACCAGTGCCTAAGCATTCATAACAAATTCTACCAGAATCATCTGTTTTACCTGTACCATGACAAGTACGACATTTAATCTTTTCATCACGCACTCTGTTATTGAAGTTACATGTTGTGCAAAATGAGTCAGCACCTATTTCTTGTAAGAAGGCAGTTTCTGTCTTGCCACCATCAGGCCAGATACGATCATGAACGTTCTTGCTCTTATATGTTGAGTAACCGTGTGTATCTGTACTACTGCAGCTAAAGACCTCAGGTGTTAAGAACTTTTTGAACATGTCACTGCAACATGGGCACAAAGATGATAACCCTATCGTTGGATGGTATTTAGGTATGATCCAGTTATCAAGATATGCACGATTTCCTGAAGTAGGTTCTGTACCAATAAAAAGCATCTGCGGAAGACCACGGGTATCACCTTCTGCATGATCATGGCTTTCATACATGTTTATTAAATTAAACCATGCATCAGGGTCATGCAAAATTGCTTCATATTGAGTTTCAAACTGTTCACCAAGATATTCAACTCGTTGGTCACGGCTAACATATCCAAGGCCATCACAAAGTTTACATTCATGTCTACCTAACAAGTTAACGTTAGGATTGATGTTACCTATGTCTGCTGATGCAGTATAAAAGTTCTTAAACAGTACAGGATATTCAGGTGTCCAAGGGTTAAGCGGTTCGTCAGCCTGTGCCTTGACAATCATCGGAGTATTTCTATACTCAGAAATGTCACTGCATTTTGGACACTTGTACTTAAATTTGTTAGCATGTTTTGTGCCATGACAGTGTGAACATGTATGACATAAACCAGCATCATCAGAAACATCTTCTACAAAACAACTTGGTTCAATGCGTTGGTTTTTATATTCAGTTATAATTGACTGTAATGCAGCATCAGCTTCTTCCTTAGCTTTAAATGTAATGAAGCTTTTATGATACTCATTAGGTTTTGCATAGTCATCATAGCCTAAATAAGGCTTCTTTAGCTGCATAAACCAATCATCAGTATAAGTTAAGTTACCAAAGAATTTACTTTCGTCAGAATAGCAGTTATATTCAGGAGTACATGAATTGTATGAAAGTACAAACAAATATATTTTGCCGTATGATAGTTCTAACTGTGAAAACGCATCAGCCAAAGATAAAATATCATCTGTATTAACCTGGTTGACAATTTCTGGTGTGCTAAAAGCAATAGCGGTTGCTTGTGAGTCAACTAAGAAAAATCTATCGCTGTGTTCATCGACAAAAGCCCGTATTTCTGCAATAGAATTAAATACCTTTATTGATGCACCACACTTACGAGTTGTTTTACATAATGTGCCATTAGTCTTCCAGATGTCAGATGATTTTGGTCTTAACCAGTGTTCATCAGCAGGAGCGAATTGTGCAAATTGCTGTACTTCTATTAACTTGTTATCATAAGAACCGATTTCATAAGCATCAGTCATGATACCGTGGACCATGCCAATTTGCTCACGAATGTCAAAGAAATATGCGCCAGCAACAATGTATTTAGTAGTTTTTTCGGAAGACATTGGATAATCATAGTATTCATTTGTAAGTGGACGATCACGAATATCGGCTAATGAATATCTCATCAATGCATGCGCAGGCTCAAGACCGGTTCCATTACAGAATGGGCAGTCAGCTGTAGATTCAGTTTCAATAGTTTTTGCCCAATCAGCATAAGACTTGGCATTATATTCACCTACATACTCATTACATGTGTCTTCGTCAACATAGCCTTCGCCATCACAAATGTCACATTTTACATTAGAAGGTGAATTACATTCTGGGCAATAAATGATGTCTTCGCCTTCACAAACATCGCAGGTAACATCGCCATAGCCTTCACATGTTTTACATACCTGACGGTCGCCTTCGCAGAACCTACAAATTTCATTTGTGAAACCATGGCCGTCACAAGTAGCACATTTTGAACCTTTAAATACACCAGTACCATCACATGTTGGGCATTTTTCATACTCGCCATAATAGCCTTGGCCATTACACCAAGAACATGTAACCAGCGTATTTTGACAGGTAGGACAAGCAGATGTTGCTAACGGATGAATATATCCTTCAATGTAGCCTTCGCCATCACAGCAATCACACTTTGCTTTACCAATGCCGTCACAATTTTCACAGTCAATCGGCTCAGTTCTATTTAGGTCACGAATAACAGTTTTACCTTTACAAACTGGGCAATCATAAATAGCATCATATCCTGAAATGAATGCAGAACAAGATGAACCTTCAAGACCAGGCAATTCATATCTGTTATTATAACACATGTAACATATACTGCCATCTGCAAGCGTGCCAGTACCATTACATAGTGTACAGAATGTACCGCTGTATGTAACATAGCCAAAGCCAAGACATGATGAACATTCAACAAGCGGGTGTCCCATTACTTTACCGCTGCCTGAACAGGTATCACATGTTATTCTACCGTTGCCTTGACATTCCAAGCAAATATCATATTCTCTATTGCCGCATGAATTATGCTTACCAAAGATAATAGCATCATGACCATAATTTGACAACAAACCTTTATGGCCGATGAATGTGTTATTATAACCACAGAAGTCAACAGCAGATGTATTTAAACCGTAGAACATTGAACGGCCAGGCCAAGTGTATGCACCAACACGGCCATCACCATTACAGATTTCGCAAGTAATGCCGTTCATATCAGCTTCAACAGCGTAAACACGTTGATCTACAAAGTTTGTTCTTACAAAAACATCAGCATGTTCTTCAGTATCAAATTTTCTAACTTCAGGTTCATAGGCTGAAGTTTCTAGCCATTTATTATTCTTTGTGTAGTATTCAACTGGGTCATCTATGCTAAAACGAGCGTGTGTGATGACCCATGCCTTTATCATCTTGCCTTTGCCATCACATGCCTTACAGAAGTAAGGATCATTTTCTGAATCTTTATATGTGCTATGATTTACATAGTCCTGATTGAATGCAGATGCTTTATGTGTGCCAATCGCAGTAAGACCTGAAAGATTTCCAAAGAATGAACGGTTGCTGTCAATAACCATGCCGCCACTAATACCATCAGCAGTAATACCTTCGGTATCAATGGCATGAAAATCCAATGTCTTTACGCCTGATGTAGCATCAGCGCCAATCTTGTTATTATCAGACACATACAAAGCACCGTCATAAATACCAGCGCTATTTGCGTTTGACAAAACTTCAATCATATTGTTGCCGGAGTAATGATAACCGCGGTCAGATACAAGGCGTAGGTAACCAGTTGTGTTATAAAAATCAGCATCATTATATGATGAGTTTTCTTTCTTTGTAGCACCACCAAACAGATCAAATCTTGAAGCACCGGTTGGTGCCTTTTCATTCATTGAAAACCATTTCTTATCATATTCAATGGCAACTGTTTGGTTCATGAAAGAACCATCTTTTAGTAAGCCACCGTATGAAATCATTGTCTGTGGCTTAACAAATTTATCATTATGCTCATCAAAAATGTTAAAGCGTGGTGTGACATTGAAGATGTTATTGTTTTTATAAGTATCTGGAATAAGATTGAATGTCTTATCCATGTATGCAATGTTTAAGTGTTTCTTGTCACGGCCGTCTTCAAGATCAACGCGTTTTGTATATTCTTTGCCAGACGGAACAAGGAACATACCAGGCAAACTTAGCTGAGTAGTTGTTTGGTCCTTCTGGAATGAATACTGCATGATAGCATCATATTCAGGTTCAAGGGTAGGACCTTCTTCGTCATCAACCATGTGAATCTGTGATAACGAAAACTGAAAGTTGATTGTGAATGCAGAGTCAGGACCGATCGTCAAACCTTCTTCAGTTTCAGTAATACCTGCTGCATGTGACTTATGCTCGTCTGAACCATCAAAGTAAAGGATGATGCCAATATAAGATTTGTTCGTTGTGATTACATGAACCGTATCTTCGGTGTATTTTTCACCGATAAGTACGATAGCTTGGTATGTACCTTGAATACCATTTTCAGATTTGTTGTTTCGCATTGAGTTAATGCGAATCTTATATGTACCAAATTTTTCACCGCCAAGAACAGTACCTTTTTCATTCTGTCTTTTTACGGTTTTATTACCATCACAACGCTGACAAACATGTCCATCAACTTCGCCTGTGCCTTTACATACTGGACATTCCATGTCTTCAGGTGTAGTAAGTTCAAGGCACGGTTCATATGTTATGTCAAACAAGTTATTTAAAATGTCAGCATCATTCTTATCTTCATCGGTAACCAATAAAGTATGTTCCTGAAGATCTTCCAGTGTAATTGACTCGAAGTCATAACTTGAACTGTTATAAAGTTTTTGTAACCAATGGCGCTTATCATTTACCAACGCAAAACCGCGAAGAACGCAACGAATGCCTTTCTCCGCTAGAATTGTGCTGTTTTTAAAATCGTCTGTTAAAATAATTTTCATACTTATTCCAATCTCTTTAATTATTTATCTTAAAGAAACCAGTAAGGTTATTTTCCGTATCACGTAAGTACAAATACTGCTGTGAGTTATATGCTGAGATTTTTTGATAATCATATGATTTCATCAAACGAATTTTGTTCTTATCCATTGGGTCTGCGCCGATGTACATGTACGGTGCCTTAATTTGTGTAGTGAAGTCAGCGTCAGTTCTAGTAGCAGTTGTTTGATATGTTACGTTGATGATTGAGTTAGAATGAATTTGAGAAATGTCTGAACCAAAGAATTTTTCAAGATCCGTTTCACCGCTGATTATAATGCTCTTGTTTGTAGGCATAGTATTAACGATGGCACGAACTTTACTTGTGTATCCATCAATGATGTCCTGGAATTCTTTCATTGAGTCATAAACATTCAACTTAGCATAAACTGCTGAGAATGGAATGGTATATGTAGCGCCATCATTGTAAGCAGTGATACCGCTGAAACCATAACGGGCTGAGTTTTCAGGATGTGTATAATCTGAAATACCAATCCAACCATTACGGTTAACCGTTAATAGGTTATGACGATACCATTTAACCATGTCGCCGCGTCCAGTGAAAGCATCATAGAAACGATTGTTGTTATTTGCTGCGCTGAACATGCCGCTAATATCAGCAAAGTATTCAGGCGAGATGAAACCATCACCAACAACCAATACGTTATCAGGGTCAACATCATTTGCATTAAAGTGACCAAGAATAATCTTATCGCCGCTGCCGTGTGTATAGTTTAGACCTCTACCAATAGCAATTAGGTTACCGCTATTGTTATTTGTGTAACCAAGCATATTACCTAATTCAAGGTCATGCTGTGAATACTCAGTAAAGACGTGTTTTGCTGATGGTGATGCAATGTATGTTGCATGGAAGTCACTGTTGTTATGACCGTTAAGGAATGTATAGTCTGAATCAAGCAATAGGTGATTTGACAAATATCCGCCGACAGCGTACGGAATTTCAACCATTCTACCTTTGCTGCCCTTTGTGCCGTGATTTCCTTTAATGCCTTTGCGGTACTTAATTGAGTAGAACGGTGTGACCACAGCATTGCTTGTACCAAAGAATGTCATGTTGTTTACACCAGGCCAGTTGCCAGATGCTTCATGTCCAGACTGTACAACGTTGAAATGTGAGTCAATGAATGACATGTTATTCGTCTTATGCGAATACATCACGTTGCCATCTGAGTTCAAATAGAAATTGTTATATGCAGACTGTGGAAGTTCATTGTCCTGTGAGTAAATAAATGAGTTACCCCATGCATCCTTAACATTTCGGTACAGATTGTTTACACCCAATAATTCAAAGTTAATACGGTTCTTTGCGATACCTTTAATTTCGTGAATGCGGAATAAAGAACCAGCATCGCCTGATGCGTAATTAAATGCAAGGCGTTGACCATTCCATGTTTTGTTAAAGTTATCATTTACCAACGAGAACATTAACTGTGGTGTTGATTCTGCTACATGTGATTTCGCAGTTGACATAATGTTTAGTTTTGCGAATGTATCATATTGCGGTGCTGCTTCACGCGGCAAGGTTGAAATGAATAGGTTATTTGTAGTTTCGTAGCCTTCAGCGTCTTTAACGATTGTGTTAGATGTACCGTCATTAGCTAAATGAATGCTTTGAACTAATCCGTTCTCATTATATCCATCAGGCATTTTATCGCTGATGGTTACAACATTATCCATTGATTTTGAATTGCCGTCGCCGTCTTGTTCATCACGAGCATAGCCGACATGCATTTCAACGTTCATAACCAAACGTTCATTCTGATCCTTAAGGATCATTAGCTTATCAACCGCAAAATACTGAATTGCGAAAAGAATAGGAACCTGTGGGTCAATGATGTCTAAGTTATCATCCTGAGGTTCATTCATATATGGACGAGCAAGATAGATAATTCCATCAAATGTCTGGTCGCCTGTGACATTGATAACGTTAACTAATTTACGGTCCAAAATTACATCATACGAAATGTATGTGTTTTCATAATCATCTTGGTATTCTTCAGCTTTGCCATCGCCGTCAAGATCAACTAAATCAGCTTCATCATAATTATAGCTAAAGTTTACAGGAAACAAATAGTTCTCAGGGTTATTTAGTGCCTTCTGATATTGTTCTGGATTGGCTCTAAACAAATTTTCATCGTATGAATAAGTAACATCTTTAAAGATGATATTGCAGTTTTTCTTAATGTCATCTAGCGTAAATTCACGAAGCGGATTAAAGTTAAATTCATCATCCTTTGCGGCTTCCGCGACAGCTTCTTCCCAAGTATACGGTAATTTTGTTTTTGGGTTTATGTAACGTTCGTGAGTTTCAGGGTCAATACCTATCAACTCATCAGCGGTAATCTCACCAACTGAAGTCATGCACTGATTATAAATCCACTTACCTGTATCTTTGATAAGTGCATAACCAATGATTGCGTATTTGTAACCATTACCCTGCTTGTAAATGTTTGCCTGTCCGTGACGGGTAATCACACACTCTTTTTGGTTTTCTTTATAAGCGGCCATATAAAATTCCTTTTTGTATTTATTCCGCGAGGTCAATTGGCACGGCACGGAAAATTTCAGTTCCAGGCACATGGTCAATAGTCATTTTCATTACTGGATTAGAATCAATATCATATTCAGTCATAACAACTCGTTTTGACCCGCCGATACCATCAGTATCATATTTGTCAATTACGGTATGATACTCGTTATCTACATCCATAAGTTCAATCTTTGAAATAAACCATGCATTCTCTGGTGGTTCAGCTGATGCTAAAGCATCAGCTGTCCATTCAGCTAGTTGGTTAACAAATGATTTTAGCAGTTCTTCTGCAAAATATGTAGGCTTAACAAATTCAGCTAAGTAGGTAGCCAATTCACCAGTTTTTGGAAAGATGTAAAAACCAGTGTCCAACATTTCGCAATTAACTTGGTCTAAGCTAAAGCGTTTTTTGAAAACCAATGCAGTTGATTTTGGTTTGCTTTCAACAGTTTTAGTTTCAGTTCCAATTAGCTTACCACTAGCATTGTAATTGTGTTTCAGGTATGTTATGCGAACTGGTGAACCTTCTTTATGCCAGAACTCTTCTTTGACTACATTTGATACGCCTTCATAAGTTCTGACATGTTCAGTGATGGTTAGATTTTTATCAATGTATGCAAATTCCATTTTACTATTTGAATTTGCGATGTATGAAGTAAACAAAGTATATAATGAAGTCATGTCAGGCGGATCAGCCATATCGCCGTCATCAGGTTCAACAGGAAGAAGCTTCCCATCCTGCCATTCCATTGGCGTAGTGATACATTTTGTACAGTTGTAGTTTAACCAAATACGGTCAGCGTGCATCACATGCCAGTTTACTTTTGAATGTTCAATCATTTCAGCAATATCATTAACCGACCATGTGATGTTATAACGATAGCAGCCTTCGCGGTGACCGTTCATATCATCATGAATATAATCATTGACCAACCAATAATAGTCATATTCAAAAATGATTGTGTATTTAATCAAATTCAAGATACGAGTAATTGGCTTAACGCTCTTTACAAATTTAATGAATGCAAAGATGTTATCATTGAAGGTCGGAAAATCAACTGTTAATGAATTGAGCTCAATGTTAAACCTAGATGTCAAGAAGTATGATGAAAAATCAAACATACGGTCTTGTTCCATAAAGTCAGGATTTTCTTCAACTTCATGTTCAAGCTTAACCCACAAGTTAATGACGCGGCATGAGAATGAGAACATTTTCAAGGCCATTACTATGCCTTTTTCCGATCCTTTAATTTGGTTGTAGAGCGGCAAGTTCTTCAATGCATATTTGAGAATGTCAAGCACATCATTCTCAGTGCGACTATTCAAAACGCCGTCATTATAGAAACCAAGATTAAGGTCAAGCATCGTCTGCAAGTCAATGTCGTATTCAGCACCAAAGTCTTTTGCATAATGCCAAACTAACGCATGTTCAATTCGGTCAATATCATTAAAGTCGTTTATCTTTGCGATCTTTTCCAAAATGGAAATGTTAGTTCCTTTTGTTAGGTTTGTGTAAAGTGTATTTAGGTAAAGTTCAAAAAACTCAACAAACTGATAATAGTCAGTTGACTTCAGGTAATTTGGCACATATTTTTTAAGGTTATATTTACGGCCGTCAGCATCCTGAACGATCCATGGGCCAAGGCTCGCTTCAGCATAAGTTGATGTGATGAGCATATCATCAAACAGTTTATTTCCTGTTTTAACCCAAGCCTCAACATCAACTGAACCATGCTTTTCAATGTTGATAACTTTAAACTTGATGATACCTTCGGTATTCATCTTTGTCTTGTCAATCGTATTTTCGTCAATGTTACCAATAGATGTATGCAGCTTTAACTGACCAATAATATCAAGCGGCCAGAATTCTCTATTAGGATTATAAATTGATACCCATACAGATCCCTGCTGGTTTTCGCCAACAATCATGTTCTTTGGTTCAGCGTCATAAAACTTAATTACGCATTTATCAAGATCTGTGATGTCACTGATGGAGTCAATTAAAATCCATTTACGAATGATATAGTTAGGATATGCTTTGTGAAACTCTTTAAGTTCTTCACTATCCATTTTATCTGTGCCAAATACACCGAACGCGTATGTGTTGTGATTACCCGCAACATCATATACACGAATACGAAGACCTTCGTTGTTTAAACGATTTAGGTTCGTATCGTTTCCTTCGTCAGTAGCACAAATAAGGTTAAACTCAATTTTATATGTATGGAAACCGTCTGATGCAATTTTTAGCGGTGCATCTGAATCTATGTAGTCTGGGTTAATAAGTGCCATGTCATAACGACGGCTATAGTAATAAACTAAGTTTTTCCAAATTGGATCTTTTTCACCTGGAGGCGTGTTTTGTTTTAGAGCATTTTCAATAGCATCAGCATCAGGTGGTTCACCAATGAAAATACCAAATTGCTTATAGTCCAATCCAGCTTCATCTCGGAAAACATATTCACAATGGCGAGCTTCGTGAAACTCACTAGCTTTACCGCTGGCAATGTTTGAAATCCATACATATTCAGTGCCACGGTCTGATACATAAGCAGGTGGAATGTTATCAATGACAACCGTTTCAATGGTATTAGTTAAAGTAATAAATGATGAACCTGGTGACAGGTAACGTGTTGTATTATACGGATGTGCCGCATCCCAGGAGTCAACATTATTTGCATCATATTCCAAAACAGGATTATCCGGATCCCATACTGATGTGTTATGATCTTTAACAGTTGCATTATTACCACGAAAATACCAGGTACGGCTGTTGCTTTGTTCAGAGAAAGGATAGAACTTAACGGTATTTTCTGTGATGTTCTGAACATCCCATTCAAACAGCCATGTGGTATCAAATCTTAGGTAGTCATATGAAAAGTCAAATTCACTATTCTTAATCATTATTTAACTCCCTGCCACAAACTGATAGCGTCCATGCTGTGACGATCAAGTCGTGTAAACTTAATAGAAGGCCAATCCTTTTGGCACTGGTTAGCATAGTTAGAAACAATGAAGATACGATTTACAATTGGGTTCTTAATAGTTATGTTAGTTTCACGCTTTGTGTTATTCTCAACATGACGATCCAATTCAGGACGGTATTTCTGAAGTTTCGCGATGATGTTCTTGTTAAGCGATTTGACGGCTTGCTGCAATGAGCCTTCATCGCAGGCGTCAATAAAACCATACAAGTCAGAGCTTAACAGAACAGATTTCTTAAATTCTTCCCATGACGAAATCAGTTCATTACGACGAACGGTTGGCAATGCAGTTCCAGTTGTCTCAAACCAATTATTGATGTTCTGTACATTCCAAAGGTACTTATGAATGACCTGTGTCTTTAATACACGAACCTCGTCTTTGAAGGTTTCAGAATAGGTAATAAAATCAGTCCATTCTTTTGCATCTTCAGTGGTGACAACCTTATTCACAAATTCGTCAAAGCTTCTCAAGCCTTCAACCTGAATAACGCAGTCTGCCTGATGGAATGGATTAGCACCATTCTGATACATAGCATTTGGGTTAATTGATACCTGATAAGTATCAGCCTTACAGATATCCTCAAGTGTATCAATTAAACGGGTATACGGACACTGAACGAAACCCATAAATGATTTCTTTGAAAGAACGCCTGAAAGCTCTTTCGCATTGATGGGCAATGTTGTCTTTTGGATATTGAAAATCTCGGAATAACTAAACATAACTTTTCTCTTTTTATATTTATACCTGCTTCGGATAAATACAAAAAGGAAGATTGTATGAGCGATGCGAACATTGATTCAGTTTCAAAATGGGAAACTTATGGTAACAACTATTTCGTTTTGTCAACGAATGTAAATGGAACTACTATGCGTTTTGACGGCGTTATGTCTGAGCTTCCAGCAGTCAGCATGAGCACTGACTGGGGCAATACACCTGCCGCTGAAATTGGCGAAAAATTAGAAGATTTGCTGAATAATGACCTTCTACAGTTTATGGCGCTAAATGCACCTGAACATGGCTCAGGTAAAATGCAAGCTATGGACGCAATGACTGCTCGTATGTATAAAGGCTGTACACCGCCTAAATTTGATTTAAAGTTTAGATGTTATAGCGGTCAAAAGATTGGTCCGCATCCTATGCGTAATGCAGGTGAATGGAAATTATTCCTAGCATTAACAACGCCGCCAAATGCTCAGTGCGGATTTTCAATCTCAAATGTTATTGAACAATTTGGTGGTGCGCTTGCTGGCGTAGAGGCATTCTTTGCCGCACTTGGCAGAGATAAAGATGAAAAGAAAGAAGGTGAAGCTGATACACCAGCAACGCCTGATAGCAGAAGTCTTAAGGAACGCGCGGCAGGTTCACAAATTGGTTATGATGAAAAGAATACCAAAATTGGTAGTGACTTTACATCAGATACAACAGCACAGACAGGCATGAAAGAAATTGAAACTGCGATTAAGAATTATTCAGCTAATGCAAATTATGGTAGTGGCCGTGCATTTGGAAGCGCTAAAACATTTGGTGCTAACCTATTTCAGCTGAAGATTTATCCATTCATTTTTAAGCAGCCATTGACTGTATACATTGATTCATGGTCAGTAACTCCATCACGTGAATGGAATACTGATACCAACGATCATTACTATTACGATTTTACAGTTAGCTGTACAATGGACCAGGTGCTTTGTGCAAAATCCTGGCTTCATATTATTGGATAATTACTTTGTTTTAATTTTTGCTGATTTTGTTTTCAACATAAATTTTGAAACATACGCATTAGACGGACAGATGTTCGTTTCAAATGCACATTCAAAATCAACCCATAACGGCTGTGGTACGTTTTTAACCATCACCATTTGTTGTGACGGCGTCCAAGTAAAACTTTTAAGAATCCAGTCAAGTGTGCCACACCCCATTTTTTCCGTACTCAATGTAAATGTAAATTGCCCACGAACGGCACCTGCACCGTTTTCACCGGGTTCATCAAAGCCAGCACCTTGTGGAATTGAGGCTAATGTATATTTTACAGCCTTTCCATAGTCAACGTGTTCTTTGCCGTCTTCACCTTTATATGTAGACGCGGTTTTAACATCGGAACCCATTTGTTTTGCATTACGCAATGCAGCACCAATCTGTCCAGTAATACCTGTCCACAATGAATACTGCCTTGGAGGCGCAGATACTGCTGTGAAAAATTTGATTAGACCCCTATAAGTCGGATTAGCCTGTTCATTAAAGTTATTGTCTTCATTATGATAAATTCTAAATTTTATATTGCATCCGACTGGGCTGCCTTTTTCAACAACCTGCTGTGACCAGCTATCGGTTGCTATGGGCTGGAATGTATTAGCACCGCCAAGTATCTTAATAATGGACGAGTCCATTAAATCATTTATTTTACCAGCTATAGTAGCACCTGGGCCATTCTTCCAAGATGTGCTAACTGACAAAGATAACGGTTCCAAGTTTATAACCCAAAATCCATCACGAGCCCATTCAGGCAACCAACCATAATCAGTTGTGCCTATGAACCCAGGGTTAAACACTTTCATATAAACCATTGATGATCTTTGAATTGGACTGGCATCTTTTTTGCCAAATTGTCCAACTCTATATCCGCGCTGTACAGTAAGTGCCATTAGAACCAACCTCCTTCTTCATCGGAACCGGTTGACAGTTCAAGGTCACCTAATGCATTGACGAGTATTTTTACCTGTTCAGCAAGGAATGCTTGAGTAACCAAAGCATTGGTGCCGCTTCTAGTATCACGTGCAGCTGGGATTTGGTCAGCATCCCTGAATGTGCGTTCACCGTCTGACGGATATGCTGTGTTATCAATGTTTGTTGTGTTATATGTTTCTGAACCATCAACTGATGAACTATTTATTGCTGTTGTTTTTACCGTACCTGTGCTGCGTGCAATAGCATTAGCAACAAGATAATGCAGTAAATCTGCAATTTGTTCAGTTACGCGAAGCAACGGTTCAATAGCGTCTTTAAATGAATTTTTGCCAACTAAGCCAAATAACATGCCAAGCAGCGGCATGGTCATCAGCAAGCCAATGAATGCCATAGTAATTGTTGTTATGCCAGTAAAGGCTGCGCCAAATAACATCGTTAGCTGAGTTAGCGCTACGCCAAGGGTTTGCATGTATGAAGCAAATAATGCAACCATTGATGTAAGCATAGTGGTGAGTAATGTTGTGGCTGTAGCAATCATAGCCTCAAATGCTGTCGCCAAAGTAGTCATGACGGCTGCAGTTACAGTTGTTATAAAGGTGTTAATACCTTCACGCCACGCTGATTCCATTCGTTCACCAAGTTTTTGGTCATTCCACAATGCAGCGTTTAATGAATTAACGATAATCGGTTTAGCAGCTGCTTCTTCTTCAGCAGCTGCATCACTGCTAAAAATGCCAAGAATTTTGCTTAAAAGTTTTCCAGCAACATTACTAAATAAACCAACAATTTTATCAACGATAGATGATACCACATTGCCAACTGATTGGAATAAGTTCATAATCATGTTAGCCGGTGCCATAATCAAATCAAAAATCCTATCAATGATGTCAAAGAATTTATCACCGACTGAACTGAATATGGTAAATACTTTATCAATAATCGTTAAGAAAGCATTTATGACTTTATCAATGAATGTAAAGAATATGTCGGATAAGAATTTAATCAACTTGACAATTTGTGCAATGATCATCTTAAAAACAAATGCAAATGCAACAGCGATTAAGAGCAATGCAGCTGCAAGTAAGATGATAATCAAGGCAGCTGCTGCTAGGAATGCAATACCAATGACGGCTACCATTGCGACAATAATACCAACAGCAAACCAGTCAGCGGCAGCTTCAATTACAACTTTCAAGATTTCACACGCAATCTTAATACCAATAACTATAGCTTCTTTTATCAACATCCACGCAACATATGCAAGAACGGCGGCTATAATAATGCCGACCATCACAGCGATAACATCGTAAACGTCACCGCCCAAGAAGCCTGTAATAAAGCCGTATAGCAAAATACCTAAAATGATTATGAGAGGCAACACTTTAGTAAGGAATGCAGTAACCAAAGCAATAGGATTAAGCGCAGTAATAACACCTTGCATCAATGATGAAGCAAGCATCTTGTTATCCAGCTGTGGTGCTTGCGGCTTGCCGTCACCTTTGCCTTCCTGTTTCATGCTTTTTGCATCAATGGTTTTTGTTGCCTTTTGTCCTTGCTTAGCCAATACTTTACTCATTTTGCCAAACACTTTACCCATACGAGTATTAGCAGCGGCTTCTTTTAACTTTGCTTTAACAATCATTTTCAGCAAAGTACCAACAGTTTTAAAATGCACTTCCTGTGTTTTGTCACCATTATCAGCAGCACCAGGCTTTGCCATACTAGCAGCCTGTTGTGATGCACTTATTTGTGCCATAGTATTAGCCTGTGCTTCGACTTTATTCAGCATTGTGCGAACAAGGCCAACAAGTTCTTTCAAAGATCCTTCTGAACTTTTAGCGGCTTCGCCAGTATCCATGTGAATTTTATTCTGGTCAGCAAGTGTTTTAAGCTGGTCTTTGGCAGCCTGAGCCTGTTCAGCAGCAGACTTAGCTGCACCCTGTTGGGCAGCCAAAGATTCAGCAGCAGACTTAGCATTCATGGTTTCTTTGATATCTGGCATTTACTTTACCTCTAATATATTTATTAGAGCCACTCAGTTATGGTTCCAAATGAACCAATGATCCCAAAATCAGTTCTATTGAATGTACACCTTTCCGGAGCTTCAAACTCAGCTAAACGGCGAGCACATTCTTTTTTCCATTCTTCCTGGCGCATTTCTTCAGTAATGATAACCTGAGCCTGTTCTTCTTTGAACTGTTTAAACTCCTCACGGTTAGCAGCCTTTTCTCGTTGGGTAGCAGCACGAGTGCATTCACGAGAACAAAACTTAGCATAGCCTTGCGACATTTTAAGGAATGCTGTAGGCTTGCCACATTCAGGGCAAACACCTTCACCTTCAAGCTTCATGTACTTATCATAGTAATCCTGCGGTGTCATTTGATGGTCAGTTCTAAGATGGCGAGCAAATGCCATAGCAACAGCGTTCTTAGAGTCAGCCTCAAATTTTTCGCCGCATTCTTTACAAATGATTTCTGATTTTTCTGCGTGAGATTTCTGCCAAGCAACAGAACACTTTGTTGAGCAGAATCTTGAATAGCCACGAGTAAAATCAATGTACGCGGTTTGATTACCACAACAAGGACAAATACCTTCGTTCTTTTCTTTCTTTACTTTATCATAGTAGAACTTAGCGTCCATGTTATGTTTTTGTGTTACATGCATTAGCAAAGAGCGGGAGTTGTTAAAAACAATCCCGCAGATGCCACAATGATTTGGATTAGATAATTCCATTATTCCTCGTCAGTTTCAACATGGAATGACATGTCTTCAACTTCAAATGTTACTACCATTGTACCTAAGTCAGAACTCTTGAATGAAAGATCCAAAGCGCTGATGTTGTTAATGATGCAGTGATGAAAGCGCAGTTTTGAAATTAGGTGGTTATCATTATCAAGCAAGCAGAGCTCAATACAGTCAATACAGTCCATTCTAACAAGTTCTTCACCTTTAAGACTTTTCTTACCACAAGTTTTGCCGTGTCTCATGTTATACAGCCATGAATACATGAGCCAGAAATTGAACATGTGTTCATCAATCTTGAACTCCATATTGATAGTCTGCAAATCACGAGAACCAATTGTGTTCGGATGTAGCTGGCGTTCATGTCCAAATACTGATGTAAGCATAGGTATAGATACATCAGGAATGTTAAATGCCTGCACATAATTGTTCAGCACATGAACATCAATCTTGTCATAACCTGTCATGTTCGGTACGTTGCTAAAACGTACCATGAACTTGTTCTTATTAAAATCATTTATTTGACTTGTAATACCTGGCATTAGATAGCGACCCTACATCTTAATTGGTTTTTGGAAACTATTGGCATTGTGCTGCTAGTTTCAAGCATCTGAACAACTTCATACATATTAAATTCTGCTTTGTTTAATTCAAGCAATTCAGGATCTTCACCTTGGTATGTTTCAACCAAAACGGCTGAAGCAGTTACTGGTTTAAGTGACTTTAAGTCGGTTCCACTATTGATAGTATAAGGGATTTCAACCGCTGAGCCAGCTGCTACATCATATAAGTCTGATTTGAATTTTGACCAGTCAAACTTATATCCTTCGTCCATAAGTGCCTGTGAAATGTATGCACTGCTCTTACAAATGTATAACGGAACTTTTTGTTCAGGTATAGTGCCATCTGTATTGTTTATGTATAGATGGTCACGGTCAATAGAACTATTCCATTCATAATCAGTACGAGGAATTTCACCTACATCGCTTTTAACTAAGTCAGGGTGAATCTTGTCCTCGTCAGGCACTATTTCCGGACGGTCAGGGACGGCTGAGTTAGGCAATGGGTGAGCAATAATGTCAGTTTCTTTTGTTTGTGTATTATAAGCAGTTGTATTCCATGTACCCTGTCCTAAAATTGGGTCAGGTTCTAATGGGTCCTGTTTTTCAATATCGCCTGAGATGAGTCGTGGTATCAAAGATACTTCAAAACGGGCAACATTATTATAGTCAAAAGCAACAACACAAACTACAGATTGAAATGGCATTGGGTTTGGTTCAGTAGTAATAGTTTCAGATGAGCCTGACTGAGAGTCAGCAGATGCTATTTGTGTATCGCTAATAACTTTAAGCTGTGGAATGAAACGGAATGTCATTGATTTTTTATCTTCGTTTATCCAATACTGCATGCCGTTACGAATGAGTGTTTCATCATCAGCATTACAGTAAACATCCGGCTTAACATCGGAATCATTGCTGATAGAAAGCATAGGTGTATTGGTTACATTAAGATAGTCCTCAATGCCGTTATTTGTTTTTTTAGACATATCAAGGCATTTACCTTTACATGTCTCACATATTTCATCGCCAACAAATCCAGTTCCGCTGCATGTTTCACAGTCTTCATATTTGCCATATTCACACTGCCAAATGTCGCGTGTTACTGAATTTAATTCTACGGTTAGTGTTTTACATGCTGCCTGTAATCTTTCAGATTCTTCGGTTCCTTCTGCATAACGCAAATCATCGCGAGTTTTCTTTAGCTCACTTTCTATTTCAGCGATTTCTTCGGCATGTAGCTTTTCATAGCCAGTACGCTCATCAATAAGTTCAGCAATTTTAATTGCATTAGCGGCTGCATCAAACTGATTGGTAAAATCAATTCTGAATAATGGGTTATAAAGGTCAATAGCGTCAATGCTATCGCTTTTTACGGTAACCGTTGCCAAAAAGTTTTGATATTTTGTGTCAACATACATTGACATAAATTAGCTCCTATACTTATAGGTGATGTTCAAACGAACGACAGGCAATTCATTATCCATTGAGAAGTTCACGATGTTATTGTTATCATCAAGAACTGAGTCACAGAATGTTGCCTTCATCAGTTTATATATATCCACCACTAAGCTATTGATGTTGTTCCAAAGTGTGCCGTTCACATCTTCTTCATTCATATCCGTAAATGATGAATAGTAGTATTTTGAAATGATCTTAGGCACCATGTACTGCCAGAATGATTTTTCAGTCAATTCAGTTTCAAGTTGATTCTGCACAGCACCAACACGCAAGATTGTTTCTTGACGAGTAATTTCGTCCATTGACTCAATGTAATACGGCAATGGAATAGCACGATTGGCTTCACGAACCACCGTTGCGTTTTGAATCCAACGCTTGAGATCATTTTCAATAGAAGCAACCTGTGATTGTGTAAGGCCGTATGATTGTGCATTTGCAGTTGAGAAATTAGTCGTTGATGCAAAGTCACCAGTTGAAACCACATATACGTAAATCATTGCTTGCTGGTTGATAACATCATACTTAGAACGTGATTGATAACCATACATTGTGATTACGATATTCTGAGATGTTTCAGTTACTTCGTACGGCGTAAACTGAAATTCATTTCTGAACTTTGTTTCACGGTCAGCTGAATTATAGCTGTACAGTTTCATGCGAATGTTTTTGTTTCTTAAGCTGTCGGCAGTTAAACGATTACCATTTGCATCAGTCTTTGGCAATGTGATTACGTTATAGTTGATATGATCGACTTCATTTGTGTATGTAGGTGCACCAGGCAAGTTACGGTTCATTGAATAAATCTGATTAAATGATTTATCGCTGATGTTGTATGATAAACAGTTTTCAGTTCCTTTTATCCATTCAGAAACCTTAATGTCAAGGTTAATTGCTTTTGTTTCTGGACGGTTAGCAAAGAACTTCAAAATGTCAGCTTTATAGATCGGTGTGTTAAATGCAGTGTTATCATTTAACCATTCATAAATAGCATTTTCAACTTTTAGTTTATAATCCTGAAGCTTAGCAAGTGACTCAATTTCAACAGAGCCGCAAACATCAAAGTATTGAACGAATGGTGGCATAGCATACAAGCGGCTATTCATAATCATTCGGTCATTTAGCTGTTGACGAATTTTCTTGATGTTCTTTTGCCACTGTTTTGAAGGATTACGCATATACTGCTGTGAGTTAAACGAATTGAAACTCAATAGCATTTTGATGTAATCAGTCAAGTGCTGTAAATATGAAGTGCCCGAACCAAATACCGTGAATGCACCAAAGGCATCATCGTCTTCGTCAAGAACATTTCTTACGCTGTTAACTTTTCCATTGATGTTGTATGTACTTGCTGCAATACAGTACATAATCAAGTTCTGCAAATACTTGTATGTGGTTGTACCGCCTTCATACAGTTCTTCAATTTCGTCCTGTCCCCAAGCATTTGAGTTAGCAACTTTCACAGGTGATGTCATGGAATTAAAGTATGAAATAAAATCGCTCTTTGTAACCAAACGACCTGCGGCGGCAAAATACTTAGGTGCATTGTTTTTAATTTGCTGTGCAGTTTCAAAGTCAGTACCATCAAGAATATCAGAATTTAACTGAATCTGAATGTTATTGGTAATGTCAACTGCGCCGCCTGCCTGAGATGCATAGAACTTACAGGTAGTGGTAAATACGCTGCCTTTAGTTCCCAAAGCATTTGCTTCGGAACCTTTAGTTTTAAGATACTGTACATAGACGTTTTCATTGTCACGAAGCAAGCCATTTCGTACAATGACGCCATCACCAAACTGAATACGAATGGTTTTATCCTGATTGGTAGTAATCTGACATACGCGTAGCGGATCATTTTCATCAGAATCTTCAAACTCAAAAACGCCTTCATTCAGATAGATTGAACAGTCTTCAATGTCAAACAAGTTATCTTCTATAAATGCTTCGTTTTGTGTTTGACCAATACCAACCTTAGTGTAACCAGCTGTCTTATAATACCTTCCACGGGAGTACGCATTAGGGTCGCGGCGTCCATACCAGTTTGACCATTCAGGGTCATCAACATCATAATACTGATAGTTTTTCCCTAGTTTTCTTACATTGGCTGTACCCTTAATTACTTCAACCTTTAATTCGCCTTGGAATGCACGAAGTGGCACAGCATCAGCAGTTGAATACAACTTAATACCGCCCAATTCATAATAGCGCATTGAAGCTGCATTTCTAGCAAATACAAGTGTCTTAGACCATGTTGCTGACTGTCCTTCATTGATGTCTTTTTCATCAAAAGTATATGAATAGTCAGTGCTTAACATAAACTTGTTATCGTTATAAGTCAAGTCAACTTCTTCCTGCGAGAAATACACGGTTGAGTTTGGACGCAATGATTTAGGAAGTGGTCCCTTAATCTTAATCAATAATTCAACCTGTGCAGGCGTTGGACGGCGTGGTGAATAACCAAGGTTCTTTGCATACTTAATAACGGAACTGTCCAAACGCGCAGTATCAATAAACGATTCTTCAGCTGTTCTTTGGATCATAAAGTTGGTCTGATCCATTGTACCAGTCAGCATTTCCATGAACATCTGATAAATAGATGCAGCTGATAAATTCTTAAAACGTTCATCAGCAGCTAAACGATTTTGGAAATCTTCCAATAGCTCCTGATAGGTAAAACGGGTATAGTCTGTATTGCTTGCCATTTATGTACCTTCTTTCTTTATATTATTTATAAAGAAAAATGGGTGACTATTTTAGTCACCCATGCTAGATGGTAAAGTTATTAAGCCTGATACTTATCAAACTTAGGCATGAAGAAGTCAGGTGTAAATCCAATTCTCTTAGATACAACTGTGCCGCATGCACAAGGGATTTCAACGATTGGGTTTAGACCAATGTTGTTGTCAATCATATTGTTTGTGAATGCTGCGAAGTCCAATGCCTTCATGTTCTTTGTGTAGTTATATGCTTCGTATGTAGTCAAGCTTTCGCCATTTACTTCAGCAATATACAAAGATACATCAACAAGTTCAGGGTCAACTGCTTCAATGATGTTGGTATCATTCTTTAGCTTTTCGCCCTTTGCTTCATGACCCAGTGTTGGGAAACGCAAAGTAAGCAAATCGTTTGACTTAGGTAGCTTTAGCTTGAAGTCAAAATCTTCCTTAACATAATTGACGTTCAAGTCAGCCATGCGCATTTTATAAACATCAGCGCGTTTGCAGTCTGGGCAGTTATACTTCATAAAGATTGGGAAATCATCGTATGTAACTGCACGGAGATAGAAGATGAGCCAGATTTTATCACCCTGAAGAATATCACGATGGTCAATGCCACCAATGCGTTCAGCAAGCACATTGTTAAGCGTTGCGTTTGCTGTTTCTTCAGTCATAGTGTTAAGGTCTTTCAAATTCTTAGATGTTAGCGGTGTGATATAAAGCTGCTTACCACCGTAGCAGATACCCTTTGAAGGCAACATTGCATTATTGATTACAACTGCGTCTTCAGGCATTTGTGATGTGCTTGACATACCAGCCTGTGTCATTGCGTCTTCAGCAGCAGCACCTAGTTCACCGCCGACATTAACATGTCTAACAATCTTTTTAGATTCCATAATAAATCACCTCACGAATGGTTTAATTTTTGTTGTATTTATTAGACGAAAAAGCTACCCCCGAAAGGGTAGCTTTTTAATTTTTATCTGACTTTCAGATTAGGCTTCTTCGTTAATGCCATCAACGAT